GATATGTCAAATCGTTCTATTGCAGAGGATCTAACCAACAGACCATACGCTCCTGTGCCAGAAGATATTCGCGGAGAGTCTTCTCGCCTATTGCTTGAACCAGCAACCGCTGGGGAAGTTGGAGCAACAATAGGTGGTGCGCCCAACACAAGGGCGATGATGGATGCAGAGCTAAATAAACAAATAGAAGGCAAGTTTAATGAGGGTGCTGGCGGCCTTCCAGCTAGCGCAATGCCGTATCAAGGACCAACCACGCCACGCCCAGTACAACCTCGCGGGACTAGGGTAGAAACTGGCAATGCTCTCAATGATTGGGTTGCCAATAATACCATTAACTGGGAGGCAAGAAGGGATAAGCAAGGAAATCTAGCTGTGTACGATATTCCATCTGGAGACTACGGCGGCACAAGAGAGGTGGCTGGAATCACAGATAAGTACCATCCAGAGGCGTTTAAGCGAATAGCTGCATTGCCTCCAGGTCAAAGAGAACAGGCAAGCACAGACTATGTGCTTGAATACACAGCTCCAATTGCAAATCTTGTACCAGAACCATTGAAGGCTCAGGCAGTTGACTTAGGATTTAATCGCGGTCCTGGAGGATACACGACATTAGTGCAACAGGGGTTAAATACGCTGGGTATTCCAGTAAAGGTTGACGGAGCGTTTGGCAGGAAAACATTGGATGCAATGAATCAAGTAGATCCAGAGCAGTTGATTAACGCCACCGAGGATGCCTACCTGCGGAAAGAACGTACTATGGCAGAGGCCGATCCAAATAGGGCTAAACTTTATCAAGGTATAGTGAATCGATCAAACAATAGGAGGCGTTCTGCATCAGCGTATGCCAAGGCCAACTTGCCTTACAATGGTCCATTAGAACCAGAACCTAGGCCGCCACGGAAGGAAGATATTGAAGACTCATCTTCAAGGCTTGGTATGATTAACTTGCCGTACCAAGGACCATTAGATCGGGAAGTTAAACCACCACCCAAAGAACCAATTGATGAGTACCAGCCAAGACCCCTGGGGCTTGGTTAGTCAGATGCTCTAGGATTACTTGTAATCCAAGAGCCTTTCTTTCCGTCATAATAAGAATTGCCATTCTTCCATGACGAAGAACTTCCATAGAAAAAGCTCTTTGACTTAACAACCAATTTGCCATTGCCAAATACTTGATTGCCATTGGAACCATAATAACCATCAGATGTTGCAAACCCTCTTCTATTAGAACAAATGAATTTACCATCCGATGTTACAGCAGTGTTTCTCCCAGTAATGATTACTGACTTGCCTAGTACACCTCCAGCAAAATCACCAATACCTACTCCTTCATCATCATCTTCCGCCATCACCGATGCCATCAGCATCGCCGTTACCGCAATCATTGTTATCGCTTTCATGTAAAAACTCTCTACCTTAAATAAAGCCATGTCAAACAAATTATCTTCGCGCCAGGTGGGTGCGGTAGGCGTGGCTAGGGTAACTGGTGCGTTACTGCGGTGCGGGTACAACGTACTTGCGCCTATAGAAGACTTCTCTGGGTACGATTTGGTTGCGGAGAAAGACGGCAAGTTTTACCGCATACAAGTTAAGACCGCGCAGGTGATGGAGCCTAATAGAACCAAGTACAGGTTCACAACAGCGTGTGGGAATGGAATAAATTCTGCCAAGAGATTGATTACTGGCGTGGATTATGTAGCGTGCTGGGCGATGAGTGACGATTTATTTTGGTTAATTCCAATTGCAAAATGCAAAACAATTACCACTAAACTTTGCCCCTCGACAGGACAGAGTTGGCGGGTATTTTCAAGCCTGTGACCGACAAAGAAGCGTGGGCTAAATTCGAGGATGGGCTGAAGGATGTTACCTCTATGGAGGAGGCATTGGCGTGGGTGAAGAAGAACCAGCCGATTGTAGAGAAGCTCACCATCAGAGCAATGATCCGCAATTTCAACGATGATATCAGTCGGGCAAATAAATCTTGGCGTAATTAAAATTTAGTTGACACGCATTGGCTCACATCGCTAGACCCGATGGATGGGCAAAATCAATAGCAGGGCGAAGGGTGCAGCAGGGGAGAGAGAGTTAGCGAGTTACTTGCGCGAACAGGGCTGGCAGAAGGCTCGCAGATCGCAACAGTTTGCTGGTAATCCAGAGGGTGGTAGCGGGGATGTGGTTTGCGCGAACTTTCCATTTCACATTGAAGGCAAGCGTTGCCAAGCATTAAAGCCCGAGGATTGGATGGCGCAGGCCAAGCGTGATTGCCCAGAGGGGAAGATCCCAGCGGTATTCTTTAGGCGCAATGGTCGCAAAGAATGGCTTGTTATCCTAACGGCAGATGATGTGTGTGAATTAGCTAGACAGATCGCACCTTCTGATGTGAAGATCGAATATATGCCAACGATTGCCAAGGGATTTTACGTCAACACGCCAGAAGATTTAGAACGACTTACCACAACAACAATAAACCCAAATAAATAAAGGAGATACATATGGCACTAACAATCAGTGAATCGGCAAAGATGGAGCGCAAGCTCCCAGAGGCAGGAGCAACAATTGGTATTCTATATTCCCTAGTTGATCTAGGCACACAGAAGACTAACTGGGATAACGAAGAGAAGTGGACCCCGAAGGTTCGCTTAACCTTTGAACTACCCGAACAGCTAGATGAGTTTGAGGTAGAGGAGAATGGCAAGCGTACCAAGGTCAGCAAGCCGATGGTTGTTTCCATTGAGCAGACTCGAAGCCTGGGCGAGAAGGCTAGCTTGCGGAAACTATTGGAACAGTGGCGCGGTCAGACGTTCACAGGCGCAGAGCTAAAAGCTTTCAGCCTAAAGAACCTGTTGGGCAAACCCGCCATGCTGACCCTCATCCACAAAACATCCCAAGCTGGTCGCGCCTACTGCGCTATCGCTGGTGCGTCTAAACTGCTTAAGGGCATGACTGCTCCTGCCAAGCCTGCTAACGATCTTGTTTACTACGAGATTGAGCAGAAAGAAGGCGGTCAATTCGCAGATATGCCAGAGTGGTTGCAGGACAAGATCCGTGCATCGAAGGAGTTCGTTGGTGCAGCGGTCACAACCAAGGTTGGCGGTGAAGACGGAGACGGCAACCAGGTTCCGTTCTAAGTTGTATGGCTCTTACTATTACAAGTAAGTGGGATAGCTCCTCGGCTGTATCCAAGTTGGTAGTTACTGAAAGTAGCGGCCACTGGTACACACCCGAGGGGCAATCTGCCCACTCAATTATTGGAGCAAACGGAAAGGAACGTAACACTACTGTTTCCGATGCTCGTAAACTCGGATTACTTCCGAGCGTTACATCAGTAATCGGAATTTTGGATAAACCGCAACTCACAAATTGGAAAATTGAACAAGCAATAATGTCTTCATTGACATTGCCAAGGGAGGAAAATGAAAAACTCGAAGACTACGCTAGAAGGGTGGTTAAAGACTCTAAAGAGTCAACAAGCAAAGCAGCGGAGCATGGAACGAGAATGCATCTCGAATTGGAGAACGTCTTACTGGGACGTGCAACCTCCACAGACGAAGTCCTCAAGCCATACATCGAAACCTTTAAGAAGTGGGCCGATGAAAACATTGAAAAGACCTACTGGTGCGAAAAAGCCCTTGTCGGCGCAGGCTATGCGGGAAGGTGTGATGCCTACGTTAGGATTAAAGGTATTGGTGACGCTATCATAGACTTGAAGAATCGGAAAGTTAATCCGCGCTACTCACCTTTTTATGAAAATTCTGATACGCCCCAATTGTGGGCCTACAAAAATGCCAGCGAGAATCCCAAGGCTGCCTGCGTGTCAATCGTCTTGGCATCCAACGATTCCAGCAAGATTATGACCAGAACCTGGGAGGATGATGAGTTGTACCAATCTGGCATTGCCTTTCAAGCGATGCTGAAAATCTGGTGCTGGGTTAAGGGCTACACGCCTCCAGGTTGTAAGTTATGAAGCACTTTACCGATAGGGTAATTTTAACAACATATAAACAAAACGTGTCGTTAATTTACCGATCAGTAAACATATCACAATGACTGCGCCCACCATAGCCGAGATGGGTGACGAGGCGGCAGCTATAACGTGGCGTGTTATGGGCAAAGGGTCGGATAAGTCAGCTTATGGAGATTGGCTGGAGAAGGATAGGCCGACCCATGATTACCATATTGCCAGAGCTATTCGCCACCTTGCTACAGCGCAGATGCAACTGCACAAGTCAACGCCTTGCCCTGACAATAACGGCGAGACAAGTGTTGATCATTTAGAACGTGCATTAGTTCGGTGTTTGTTTACGCTTGCACAAATAAAGAAAGAGGTGACAAGATTATGAAAGAGACGGAGGTAGATTTTAGCTGGAATGGAGAAGAGTACTCTGCATATGGAACGCCATATATTGAGACCACTGAAGAGGACATTGGACCTTGTAGGTGGGGTGAGCATTTCATGTCAGAGACTGTTAATTCGGTTGAAATGTCTGACATTGAAATCTTGAAAGACGGACAGCTTGTGGTTGATCCTCCCAAGGATTTGTTTGATAAAGCAGATAGCCTTCTCTGCTTGAAGGCGGGAGATGATTGGGAGCGTTCTAATTGAAACTTGCCCTGTCATGGATCTGCTACCACATAGGAAACATAATCAGCTTAACTCTGATGCGGTGGGGGTTGGGTTATCCAACCTATACTCGCCTTATGGTTTGGTCTTCAAGCTTAGATAAAGATGGAGTCATCTGGAAAGACGCAAAATGAGAAAAGCATTAGTCACGCAAGCATTCGGAGATGAGTGGAAGAAGATACTTGAACTAACCAAGCCGCGCATGGAGGCTTACTGCAAGCGTCACCAGATTGATTTTATCTCGCTAGAGAAGCCATTGGCCGAGCCTGTGCAGTACAGCAAGTCAGCGATTGGAAACATCATGGCAACGAAGGGCTACGAACAAGTCACGTTCCTAGATGCTGATGTCTTGGTTGCAGCCGATTGCCCAGACATAGGCGAAGACGCTGGCGTGTTTTGTGCTTTCGATGAAGGTGCTTACCTAGATAGAAAGCTGGCGATGGGTAAGCTTGCTGGAACTTTCGGCGCAATCATCGACCCGCGCTTCTACGTCAACACTGGCGTGTTTGTGATCTCCTCCAAGGTGGTAGGCGCACTATCTATGCCACCACTAGGACTACTGCCAAACCACTTTGCGGAGCAGACCTGGATGAACATTATGGTGCACATCTGGAACATCCCTCTGACCGAGCTTGACCCTGTTTACAACTGCATGACCAGCGTTGAGGAACACTTTGGCCTAGACCGCTACAAAGATGCAATGTGCATTCATTACGCTGGGCAGAGTGCTGACTTAGCCAAGCTAGCAGAGCTAATTAAGGCCGATGAAGCAGAGTTAGTTGCTGTAGGCCGATGAACTTTGTGCGAGTAGTGCCAGAGTGTGGCAAGTGGCGGTTGCACACCATGAACGGCGAGGCTCTGGGACCGCGCCTAATCGGAGCGCACATAGAAGGCGTGGCTCCCTTCATGGATGTATTCGATACCAAAGATGAAGCCCAGGATGCAGCGCAATGCTGGAACATCCTTGCCACTACTTGCAAGCCTAAGAAGACCTATAAGTGATCAAGGGCGCATTAGTCAAAGGAGGATATGATGAAAAGCTACAGCAGTTGGCAGGCGAGGTTGCCTTGCGTGCAATCATGGATCTTCGCACGCTTCGTAGGCGAGGGGTGGTTAGGTGTATGAAGATTATTGCTAGGCCAGAACTAGCCAACCTCCGAGATATGCCCGAATACAAAAACTCGCACAACGTCCAGAAGCTACTGGAAGATTTCCGAAATGGCACAGTCGGCTGGTGGTGCAGGGCGGCTGGCATTCGGATATGTAACCGAACATTACTGCGCCGAATGAGGGAGGACGATTATGTTCTTTGCTGATATAGCTGGCATAACGTGGGTAATTGGCTGGATGATTTTATACTCTTGTGTAATTTTATCTGGTATATATTTCGCGCTTTACATAATCCTCTGGATCATAGATCGTATTAGAAAGGAACTAGAATAATGAGAAGAAAAAAACAACAAATAGAAGTAATAGACATTCGGGAAGTTAAGTCGGCGGTGATCGACATTAAGGTGGATGACAAGACGTTCAACGCTCTGGCTGAGGCTGGTAGGATTCATCTTCAGAAGGATAAGAAGGCGTGTTTCGAGTACGCACTGAACCAAGCATTGCTGGAACTAGCAGAGCAACTTAAATGAATGATGTATTCAAGCAAAAGGTTCTAACCGCCAGCGTGGATCGTTACGTCCTCACTCCTACGCAATGCACCATGCTGCGCCAGGATGCCGAGGTCATGGGCATGAAGCGTGCAACTGTAATGAATAAGGACGGCACAACCCGCAAGTCATTTGCAAGAAGCTGTTCATCGTGCTGGGTTCCTTTTGCTAAACATTACGAGTGGATATACAAGGTGATGCGAGAGCTAACAGACAGCATCAATGCCGAGCAATGGCGTTTCGACATCCAAGGCATCCAACAGTTGCAGATCCTAAAGTACAATCCACTACAGCAGTTCTGGTGGCACTACGATACATTCACCTCCGAGGCTCCAGTACGGAAGCTGACCGCAGTAGTCAACCTATCTGATCCTAGCGAGTACCTGGGCGGTGGGTTGCAAGTTAAGGCTGACCTAGTCAACGGAAGGTTTATCCGCGAGCAAGGTGCGGGTACTTGGTTTCCATCCTACATCGAGCATCGCGCTCGCGCACCTATCTGGGGTACACGCTGGGTATTGGTGGCTTGGTTTACAGGACCAGCGTGGAAGTAGTCCAACTCAATCCCGAACTATGGATGATGACTCCCAAGGGAGAGGGGCTTGCATTTCTGGTGACAGACTACGGATTAGATCATAACAAGATATTCACGATCATGCTTAATCACGGAGAGATTCTTGACTTTGACATACGTGATTGTCGCAGATGTGAGAACCCAAGTTTCGGGGTGCAAGCACCAGCAGTGCCTAATCCCTATTACAAGTGATGACTGTAGATACAAAGGCTAGACTTAAATGGTCCCGCGATATACTTCTCACTGCTAGGGAAAAACTGGTAGTAGAGAAGAATCGCGCGGATCGTGGAAGATCGGTTGACATTATTCAGATAATCACGATGGTGGATGCAGCGGCGTTAATAGCAAAGGAAATACTGGAAAGCGAATGAAATACTTATCTGTTTGTTCTGGCATAGAGGCAGCGTCCAAGGCGTGGGAGCCGATTGGGTGGGAGCCAGTAGCGTTTTCAGAGATAGAAGCATTTCCGTCAGCGGTGCTGAAGCATCATTGGCCGAAAGTACAAAACCTAGGAGACATGACACAACATGAACAATGGAATATACCAAGCGGAACAATCGACCTTCTGGTCGGAGGAACACCCTGTCAATCATTTTCAGTCGCAGGGCTTAGGCAAGGACTCAAAGACCCCAGAGGAAACCTTATGCTTACATACCTTGCAATCGCTGAACGTCTCAAACCTAGATGGCTTGTCTGGGAAAATGTCCCTGGTGTCTTGTCATCTAACGGAGGAAAAGATTTTGGTTCCTTCCTCGGAGCGTTGGGGGAGTTGGGGTATGAGTGGGCGTACCGAGTGTTGGACGCTCAATGGTTCGGAGTGGCCCAAAGACGCCGTCGTGTGTTCGTTGTCGCACATCTTGGAGAAGGGAGTCTTGCCGCAAAGGTTCTATTTGAGTCCGAAAGCGTGCGCAGGGATAATGCGCCGAGCCGAGAAACGAGGCAAGGAGCTGCCGCCAATGCTCAAGCAGGCGTTGGAGTTAGTCCAACAATCACCCAATGCAAGGGAAGTCGAGGAGGATGTAGTGACGAAGCCTTAATGGAGATTAAAGCAGTTCACGAAGCCATTACTAAAAAATGGCCAGCAGATATAGCAAGTACGCTAAATGCAGCTTTTGGATCTAAGCAAGGATTAGAAGATCAGCACGCTTTGGGCGGTGCGCCCTTGTTTGTGCCTGGCGTAATTTGTGCAAGCGACGGACAGGCAAACGCATCAATAAATAAAGATATCGCTCCGACTCTGACTAAGCAGACTGAGCAGCCATACGTTTATACGCCATCAAGTCATGCTGGCTACAAGGAAGGCATAGGCACTTTAAGATCTAATGGCGGTGATATTGGCGGGGGCAGTGAGAATCTTGCAGTCCTTTACGAGAACCATCCCAATGACAGCCGAGTAACTGGACCGCACGATGTCGCGCCATCGTGCGTCTCAAGATATGGAACTGGTGGCGGGAATGTGCCGCTGGTGCAAGAGGCGGTTATATTCCAAACATCTGAGTTGCGGTTAACTGGCAAAATAACCGAGCAAACAGTTTGCCCAACACTTAAAGCAAATACCAAGGCTGGAGACACTGAGCCTAAAGTGATTGCCTTTGAACCTGGCATCGCAACAAGGGAAGGCAAAGAAGGCAGATTTGTTAAGGAACTATCTCCGACATTGCGGAAGGATATGGGGGATAATCAGGTGGCAGTTGCTTTTCCTATTGATACGCAAAACATGACTGAAGGCCATGCGAGCGGAGGTAAAGGCCACGGAAATTCTGGCGATCCTTCTTTTACACTTACTAAAGGCCATAGTCATGCAGTCGCAGTCGATATTTACAATCAAGCAGTCGGAGTTAAATCGCAAACGCTTCGATCGGGAGCCTCTAGCATTGAACACTCTGGCGGAGTAATAAACCCAGCGGATCGGATGGCAGTACGCAGACTTACGCCAAGAGAATGCGAGAGGCTGCAAGGCTTTTTAGATGATCACACGCTAATCCCTTGGCGTAACAAGCCAGCAGATCAATGCCCAGATGGGCCACGATACAAGGCGCTCGGTAATTCAATGGCCGTGCCGTGCATGGCTTGGATTGGTAAAAGGATTGACGCGGTAGAGAAAGCTAAATAGAAAGGAATCATTATGAAACTCTGGATCAATAACACCAACTCAATCCACAAGGTAGATGACAACCTACTTCACACTCGCAATACCTATGTCATTCCAGACGAGCTAACTGGTGCGCTCTGGGATGATGCCGTCCCCTGTCCTCATAAGATTAAGCCATACGCCAAGGGCAGGGCAGCAGGAGGAGCTACCGCAGTGTACCGCGCTGGTGCAATCGGTGATGCTGTCATAGCTACTGCATTCGTTAACTACTTGGTGCAGGAGTCGGGTGGAGTGGTGGATGTTTACGCCCCTGCTCGCAACTTACCGCTATACGCTGGCATAGGCGCAAAGCTGTTCCCGCTACCCTGCACGCTGGAGGCGTGGGATTCGTATGATTGTCACTTACCAACGGACGATCTCTTCAGCGGTCAAGTTGGTAATACCAAGCTAGGCACTGGCCCTGGTAACTGCTACCAGCGGGTATATGAGTGGATGGGAGTTTGGGATGAGAAGACGATGGCGAAGTACTGTAAGCCCAATCTTTACCTAATTGAGCCAGACCATGAGGAGCTAAAGGCGATGGGCAAGTGGCCGCTACCAGATCCTTACTTCGCTTATCATGTTTCATCGAGTGGACCTACCCGCACCTACCCGCCAGCTATGGGGCAACAGGCTGTGCTGGCGTTGCTAGAAGCTTACCCGAAACATCACGCTGTTATTATCGGCCTAGATAACTCAAACAATTTCAAGGTGGATCACCCTCGCGTGATTGACTTGTTCAACACTACCAAGGCGATTCGCTCCCTGTTCCCTGTGATTGCCAACGCTGACTTCGTAGTGGCTCCAGATAGTTCTGTCAACCATATCGCTGCGGGGTTAGATGTGCCGTGTGTCTCGCTGTGGGGTTCGTATGACCCTGCGGACCGAATGACTTACTATCCTAAGAACGTATCGGTGTTCAAACCCGATACTTGTCCACACGCACCTTGCCGTCCTCATGCTGGGTTGCCACAAGCGAAGTGTAAGGATGCAACCAACAAGACTCCCAAAACGCAGTACTGGTGCAACGCTCTGCGAAACATTACGGCGGAAGACATTGTTGTTGCATCGCACAAGGCGATGGAGCTAGAAGAGAAGTAAGTGAACGACAATCAATTGACACCTAATGAGGCAAGGGTCCTTTTTATTCTGCTTGGTGGAGAAGCAGGTATATCAGGAGAAACGAAAACTGCATATAAATTACTAGGGCGTGCCGTGGCTTGTCTTTATGGTCACGAAAGCGACAAAGTAATCAGATGGCCTAAAACCATAAAACGCAAAATGAACAAACTTTATATGTCTCAATTTGAATGGACTAGGAAATGAATAAAAATGAATCAACTAAAGTAACCTTGGCCTACAGGCGAAGCTCGCCACATTCGGTTTTAATATATTCCCAAGGAAGCTATCGCTATAGCCAAGAACTGTTAAAAGAGTTTGAGGATAGGCACGGATACGCAATGGTAGTTGGCTTTGGTGGGTGTGGTTCCAGCTACCCAAAGCTTGCGGATGAGTCTGGACATTATTGGATGACACATTTTCATCACGCTGTAGTAAGAGATAAGGCCGATCCAATTGAATTACATAAAACACTATCCGCAATTCCAGAGTATAGAAATTTGTGTCATGGAGATATTCCATTCTTAAATCAATACGAAGAATGCGACAACAGGGAGTACAACGTTTTAGCAGGGTGCTAACCTATACATCGCATGGTACGCAGGGAGATCCTGCGGCTGGTCCTTCTGTGTGTCGAACCACTTGAAACAAAGATGTAGATTTTTATATGACACCACAACGCATCGCAGAATCAATAGTCGGGGAAGTAGATTGGCAGTCCGAGAATCACGGACTATGTAAATGCCCTGGTGAAGCGGCACACACCAGCCACACCCGCGTGCGAGATACGACAGTGTTCATTGACGGAGCACCTACAATATTCTGTTGGCATTCCTCATGCACACCATACCGAGATGAAGCCAACCGAAAGCTGAGGCGTGCTATATCCAGCGACCCGCTATACAGGTCAGCAGTTAAGGATTCTTTAATGACTCAAGGTAGCAGTTCGATACCAAGGCCCTTGGTAATACAGAAAGATCCAGAGTCAGAAGTACTCGACCGCATTAAAACTATTGCGGAGTCCAACAAGCAACGCTATCTAACACACTATAATTGGGACCCAGCCGATATGTTCGAGGAATCGCCTACCCCCATCCCAGACGAGCCACAGGCGCAGTACGAGGCTATGTTGTCGCTGTTCAAGCCAGATGACATTGTATGGATAGGTGGGGTCAAGGATAGTGGGAATCACCCACAGCATTTCAAGACGGCACGCGAATGGATGCAGACACCGCCCATCAGTCAGTTTACGACTGCTGGGGTGTTTGCTCCTGGTACTATCAGCCGAGCCAATGAGAATGTTATTACACGCCGTTACCTTGTCATTGAATCGGATGTCTTGACCAAACCGCAGATGGGTGCGGTATTTCAATTGATGCGTGATTTATTCCAAATGAAGTTGTACGCCGTTGTAGATACTGCTGGAAAGAGTTTGCATGGTTGGTTGGAGATGCCCAAGCAAGAATGGTTCGATCAACTTAAAGCTTTCCTTATCCCGCTAGGGTGCGACCCTGCTACCTTCAAACCAAGTCAGCCAGTACGGATGCCAGGTGTAAAAAGAAACGACAAAACGCAGAGTCTTTTATGGTTCTGCCAAGGAGGAAAGTAGTATGATTGAGCCAGCAGTAGCCCTAGGAATCAAACCCAAGACCGATGAGTGGCCGCCGATTAAACGCTATGATGAATTGATGGTTGAGAAGCTTCCAGAGCCAGAGATTTTAATCGCTGGCATCTTACATCAAGGGGGCAAGTTGTTACTAGGTGGAGGCAGTAAGTCTTTTAAGTCTTGGGCGTTGATTGACTTGGCATTGTCGATACAAGTGGGCGGGTTGTGGTGGGGGCAGCAGTGTAAGCGTGCGAAGGTGCTGTTCATTAACTTCGAGATTCAGGAGTGGAGTTTCCGCAATCGTCTAGCTGATGTAGTGAAGGCTAAAAATCTAACCCAAGATCAAGTGGCAGACTTCGATGTGTGGACGCTGAGAGGTTACGCCGCAGACTTGACAACCATCAGACCTATCATTGAGAAGCAGATTGAAGGTAAAGGCTACCAAGCGATCATTCTTGACCCTAATTATATGCTTATGGGTGATCGCGATGAGAATAACGCTGGTGACATGGCAAATTTGATGAATGAGTTTGAGGTTCTGGCAGTTAGACACAATTTATCTGTCATATTGTCACATCATTTTGGCAAAGGAAACAAGAGTAATTCGGAATCTATTGACAGATTCTCTGGGAGTGGTGTCTTTGCACGCAATCCAGACAGCCTTGTAGTACTTACGGCACATGAGGAGGATGAGAGGAGCTTTACCTGTGAGGTCACGCTCCGTAACTTCCCACCCTTAGACAGCTTCGTGGTGCAATGGCACTATCCGCTTTTCTTGACCAACTATTGCCTTAATCCAGACAATCTAAAGAAGGCTGGAGCGCACAAAGCGATCAACGATTCGGACCTACTAAAAGCAATGGGTAGCAAAGCTTGGGTAGCAAATGACTTGGTCAAAACGATGGCAGAAAAGATGGAGGTTTCGGACAGGACTGTTTATCGCTACATTAAGAGGCTGACAAACGCTGGCAAGATCGTGATAGACAACGGCTTCTATTCTGCCAACCAAGCTACTTTCTAGTCGCTGACAAAGGTACTGCCAAAGGCACTGACATCTAAGGTATGACAGACCCCTATAGTACATATAGAAATACAATCTGCAAAGGAGAGGGGGAAAGGCTCCCTGAATCCGCCTTCCCCCCAGCCGATCCGAAGCAGCCTTGAGCGTGAATTAAAAAAAACAAATGGCATCGTGGTCGGCGTGTGATAAAGTACGCAAATGAATAAATCAAAACCTGGTTTGTATGCAAACATAAACGCTCGCCGTAAGGCTGGCACTAGCCGTCCTAAATCGCAAAGCACCATCAAGCCTAAGATATGGCGTATGATGAAAGCTAAGAAGGGTACGTTCTGAACCCCGATAGGGATGAGCTTAAAATGGCTCACAAGTTTATTACCCTGCTACAGCAAGAGAACGCCAAGTTGCATGGCGTGGTTAGGTTGCTAGGTGGCCTAGTGGACGATATGGAGGCTAACTGCTCCTATGAGGTGTTCGAGGCGCAGTGGGAAGGGTTGACTACCTATGTCAAGGGGTTGTCAGAGTTCTTTTGCACACACCAGAAAGCCCTACAATCGCTCCAGGAGGCTTGCCCTGCCGTTTGGGATCAAGATGAAGTGGATGAGACGTGAGCACTCAAGATTTACCCTGTAATAGCCCAAGGCGTACCACTGGGGGGCCGAAAAAATTCGTGGTCCGTGCCTGCCAAGGTGGTGAGAGCAAGACCATTCGCTATGGAGACCCAAAGATGACCATCAAGAAGGGCAATCCAGACCGCAGGCGTAGCTTTCGGGCTAGGCATAGGTGTGACAGCAATCCACCGAGTAAGCTAACCGCTCGCCATTGGTCATGCAAAAATTGGTAGTTACATGAAAGGCAAAAGGGCTTTAAAATCGATTCCTTGCCACCCAGAAGCCTTGCCACGGGGTCGGGATAGGCAAAACGATAAAAGATGTGAAGCCGAAATAAAGCCCCAAGATTCAAGTTTAAACGCCAAATCGAAATTTAAGGAGCTAGGCAACCGAGCGTGCTGTTGCCGTATCGGTCGCTAGGCTGCCGTTTAACGCTCCCGCTTATACGTTCCTTATACTGCCCTTATGCGTCTATTTAGCGTCTTATATAAGGCTACGCTTCCGTTTGACGCTCCCGCTGCGCTTCCGTTTTCTTGCGCTCCCGATAGTTAGCCCAGCGCACGGCCACCATCTTCTGATAGTGTTGCCTGGTCTTCACCTTAGTCGGACCTTTTACGCTCCCGCCTTTTCGTCCGATGGTTGCCATGTATTCTTTTATGATTTGATTTTTATCCATTCCTTATATGCTCCTTATATGCCTGCGCTTCCGTTTGAATAGCGCACCAGCGCAATCCATTGCAAGCGGAAAGCTTTGGGGGTTGAACCCTTGGCCTAGTTTTATCTTGTCTTAATATCCTCCGCCACCATCTTGTTGATCAGTTTCAGCGAATACTCCCCCCATTGTTCCATTGCTATCTGCACCACCTTTTTGTAAGATACGCCCTCCTTCTTAGCCATCTTTCTTAGATAACTTTCGGTGATTCCAACGTCATCTAATTGTTCTGGATGTTTCATATGTCATGTTTCCTTTATAGTTCCACGCTCCCGCTTAGGGTTGCGCTTCCGTTTGTAGGATTGACCAGGCTAACGCCCAGAATCATTCCTCCGTTCCCCTCCGTTACGAGGGGAAACGAGGAAGGACTTACTCCCCTAGCCCGCCGTGATAACCCTTCCCTAGTTCAACTTGCCATATCCTTCCGTCATAATACTCATATGATGTCTTGAAGTTTGTCTCCTCGTCTGGTGCTTGTTCCTTCCATCATTTATATTCTTTCTTCATTGTCTCCATAACTTCTTTCTTGGAATTACCTAGACAACTAATGCCGTAACCGAATATTTCTGGGATCTCTCCAAACCATATTTTATTTTTCATATTTTAATTTCCTTTATTCTTTAGGTGCAATCATCCGCCCAAGCTTCAAAATCCTCAAAGCATCCAAAGAGCATCAAATATTTTGCGCTCTTGTCTGACGAATACTTTGTCACCTCCATCCCACTACATTCTGACCACGATGCTGTGAAAAATCCGTGGTCAGAGCCTCTAGGATCTTTCTTCTTGTATTCTTGTATCGGCAACTCAAACCCGACTCCGCTCATCTTTTCTTCCATTCTGTTCATATGTCATTTTCCTTTCTTATTCTGTTTCTTTAGGTCTCATCTATCGACTTGACCTCTCCTCCCCTCAGTAACGAGGAGAGACGAGGGAAAGTTATTTCCAGAGCAATTCGAGCCAGCTTGATAGGCTCATACCTAGCAAGACTCCCACCATAAGAATCGTATAAATCTTAATCACGCCACACCTCCTTTCTGATTGTATAATTTTGGACCTGGCGGCAACTCCTCCAGAACTCTGCACGCTCCAAATCAGAGAATCGGCAGACGAATGAACCCGCGGTGGTGTAGATGCAAAAGCAAATCACTTTTGGATCTCTTTGTATTGGTAAACTTGCACGCATTTCGTGTGGGCTACGCATTCCCAAGTTCCGCCGATTGCTTCCGATATATCGCGATAACAGTCCTCTCCAATTCCTCCGTCAAAATAATGAAGCCACCTTTGGCCGTCCTTTGGCAAACATATCCCATAGGGTCTGCCAAAGCCAAAGCGGTTTAGGATCTTTTGATCGTAAAGCTTGTGGCGTAGGAACTGGTTAAACAGATCAGCGATAACAGTTGACCGCTTGCAATATCCGCAACCGCTGGCCGTTGCTGTTCCAACCAATCTCGTTCCTTCCTTGGTTATGGCCTCACCAGTAGCGTGAGGATTGCTTCCCCAAGTCCTACTCTTCTTCCACTCAATCGTGATCGTGAGGGATTCAAGCTTGGGTTGCGCCTTTACCTCATCGACTCTTTTCTGATACTTAACCGCTTCGCGGATTGCTTTCCGTGCTTCTGATTTTTGCTTGCGTGCGTCGTTTTCAATTGTTGATGTTGTCATAGTGTGTTTTCTTTCTTTGGTTAGCTAATTACATCCGCTTGCTCGCCGTGTTTATCTATGCCTCTAGGCTCATCACAGCCACGCTTTTCGGATTCCATCTCAGCCACTTCAGCTTGTAAAAAAGCAAGCATTTCGGGCGTGAGTCTAATATTTTTGCCATCTTGAGCCGTGGCGGATTCGGCGTTTTTTAGAGTGTGTTGCTGTTTCATAAAAAGCAATCTACCCTACCAGCTTAAGTAGCACAAGCTTTATTTCAATTATTTTTAGGGTATAGTGAACGAGTGGAGCAAATAGAAGAAAGCAAAGTTGGCCGCAAAACCTCGCTCACTCCAGAAATCCAAGAAAAACTCCTGGCATACATTCGCAAGGGTTTAACATACGAACGAGCGGGAGAAGCGCTGGGAATATCGCCAGCCACCATTCAGAACTGGCAAGCAAGAAACAAACAATTCGACAATGCCCTAAAAAAAGCAAGGCGTGACTTAGAGGTATCCTTGCTCGACTCCATCAACCTTGCTGGGGAGAAATCGTGGCAAGCCCGAGCGTGGATTCTGGAAAGATCGTTTTTATATTCGCAACCCTCTGCCCGACTGCAAGTTAGCCAGGATGTCACCCACGGCATCTCATCTAACCTTGCCTCACTCCTTGCGGGGATAGCGGTGCGCAAGAAGGAGAAGAAGGCGGAAGTCATTGATCTGCCCATACTTACAAAACCCCAAATGCAACTCCATTCAACACCAACGACTTCCACTCATAAGTCGCCAATTGAATATTGTATTAATAAACTGCCCTTGATAAGCAACGACTTACAGAAAACATCTATTAATATTCCTAAAAGTAAACACGTACGAATGCGACTTCGCAAGCCTCGGCAATCTAGGCCAGCCACCACGCCACCCGCCACGCCCCCAGCCCCCGCTTGATACACATAACCCCCCCTAAATTATTGTGGCTCAAAACAAAAAGAGGTCCTAGCACACCACTATGCCAAAACCCCCCAAGCGTAGCCAGGAGGAGGCGTTAGAAGACCTTGGTAAACCAGCCAATTTCGCATCTAACGCATTGGGCATCAACCTTTATGACTGGCAACGGAAGGTATTAACCGATTTACACCCCAGAGACTCGCGTGTGGCATTGCGTGCAGCCAACGGCTCTGGCAAGACCAGCACAGTTATTTCGTCTATTTTGATATGGCACGCCCTCGTTTACCCTCGCTCAATTGCTGTCACAACGGCAGGCGTGTACCGACAAGTTGAAAGTCAGTTGTGGCCTAGCCTTCGCCATCACATTTCTAAACTCGGCGGTGCGTGGGAAGTGACATCTGGCGAGATCCGCTACCTCCACCCAAACGGCAACACATCGCGTATTATCGGCTATTCAGCGACCGATGCAGGGCGTGCAGAAGGATGGCACGCTGAAGACCACGACAACCATCCATTGCTCATGGTAGTGGACGAAGCCAAGACTGTAGCCGACCCTCTATTCGAGGCTATCAGCCGTTGCCAACCAACTAGACTGTTGATCGCATCCAGCCCAGGCGGGTCTAGCGGCGCGTTCTACCGCGCCTTCACCAAGGAGGCTGATATGTGGAAGAAGCACTTTGTCACAGCGTTTGACTGCCCCCACATCACGCAGACTCAGATTGATGAGGTTATCCAGCGGTACGGCGAGAAGCACCCGCTGACACGCTCTATGATCTACGGCGAGTTCGTTGACATAGGTTCCGAGAGCCTTGTCATCAGCCTAAACCAACTTCAGCATTGCCTAACCACTCCGCCCAGATTCAAGCCTGGCACTAGGGTAGCAGGCGTGGATTTTGCAGCAGGCGGGGATTGCAACGTGCTAGCAATAAGAGATGGCAATAAAGTTCTGCCATTCCTAGCTTGGCGCGATCGTGACACTATGGCAGCGGTAGGGCGATTCATCGTGGAGTTCAAGAAGGCTGGGTTAGAAGCCAACAACATATTTGCCGATGCGAGTGGGTTGGGTATGCCTATGTGCGATGCGCTGGCAGAGGCAGGCTGGGAGGTCAACCGAGTTAACTTCGGATCTACTGCCTACGATGCTGATGCCTATACTAATAGGTCTGCTGAGATGTGGTATGGCATGGCAAAGAAGATTGATGGGGCTGAGATCATCTTGCCAGAAGACGATGACCTAACTGCACAGTTAACTTGTAGGAAAAGCTTAGTCAACTCGAAAGGCAAGCTAGGCGTGGAATCTAAGGATTCGATGCGTGCCAGAGGTCTTGCCTCGCCCGACAAGGCTGACGCACTTGCTTTATGCTTGGATGGTGGCAACATGAGGTTCGACTTGACCTTTCAGATTGAAAGGCCAACTTGGAAATCACTTCAAGCCATGATGGAGTTTCACGACCCTGTCATGGCTGGGTTTGAAGCAGGAGGATAAAACTATGAATATATGGAACTGGATCACATCGAATTGGACAGACGTAGTCGCTGCGGTTGGCGGCATTGTACTCGCTGCTCGTATTATTGTTAAGCTCACCCCCACTCCAGCGGATGACTCGATCTTGGAAAAGGTCGTTGCATTTCTGAAGACTGTTGGGTTAAACATCAAATAAATTTAAGTGATCGGTGCGATACTTCAAATCATCGCATCAGTCCTTCGCCTCATACCAGGTTGGTATGAAAAGCGTGTTGACAAGAACGCTACCGAGTGGAAGAACAATCGCGAAGCTATTGATCGTGAACTTGGCTCTGTTGCTTGGTGGGTGCGCGACAACAAGTCCGATAACGAACACGACAGGGGCAGTTGAGTCGTTAATGAAAGACGATAGCTACCCTGCGGTTCGTACTGCCTCTCCAGCCATTCGTGCCTGGGCGAAGAAGGCACTTAACTATGTCAACGATCTTTCTTATGAACTTCAAACGGAGCGCAACAAATGAACGCTAAAGATACACGTAGGAATAGTTATTACACACGGATTATTGACTCACTCAACCAGCGTGAGACTTGGGAGAATCGTCAACGGCTGTTCTACCAGGCTCGCTATTTTGGTGTTAGGCGCAAGATTAAGCCTTGGCCTACAGCAGCAGACCTACACGTTCAGTTAATTGATTCTGCTATCGAGAAGTTAAAACCATCCTTTGTCAATAGCGCAATTGGTAACGACATACTCTCTAGCTTTGTTCCTATGCGCCAGCAGTTGGCTCCGCTGACAGTCTCAGCCGAGCGTTGGTTTGATTACCAGATGCGCGAGCGTACCAACTTTCAGAAGGAGATTGTTTCCGTCATTGACAACATCCTGCTCTATGGGCGCGGAGTATCTAAAGTAATTTGGAACGAGGACAAGAAGCGTATTGATTTCGAGGCGATTGACCCTTTCCACATCATCGTTCCTTCCTACACAAAGGAGTTTAAAGATGCCGATTTCATTGTTCACATCATCTCGACAAGTGTCGATTCCTATAAGGCAAATCCGCTTTACAAGCAGGGGGACGAGTTCGTTAAAATCATTTCGGGTAAACCCTCGAAGTCAGTGGGCTTACGAAGTGAGATTCAGGACGAGATTTACAGGCGTGAAGGAATTACTCAAGAATCTGAAAATGATCGTATTGTCCTTTGGGAAATGTACACGCCGTCCGAAGATGGATGGAAGGTTGAAACCTACAGTCCTCTGGCTATAGACGAAGATATTCGTAAACCTTTCACGCTACCCTACCGACATGGTGAACCACCTTTCGTAGATTTCCCCTATGAGGTCACAGGGGGCGGTTGGTATAGCCCTCGCGGAGTTGCAGAGATCCTCCTCCCTAGCGAGAATCTGTTATGTAAGCTCAAAAATAGTTTGAGCGATTACGTTGAGCTAGCCAACCGACCCGTTTTTGAGGCACAGAATCCTATCTCGCTAAACACAGCGAACCTGAAGATGCAACCTGGCCAGATCCTGCCACAAGGATTAAAACCAGTTCAGTTCAGCCAACCTCCATTCGACTTCCAGCGTTTGATGCTAGAGGAGCGTCAGCTTGCTGAACAGCGTATGGGCAACCCAGACTTTGGCGCAGGCTCGCAGTATAATGCTGGTGACAGGAAGACTGCCACCGAGATTCAAGCGTTGCAGTCGCAGTCAGCCGCATCTGGCGATCTTCGCAATCGTATGTTTAGGATGGGTCTATCCCACCTATTCAAACAATCTTGGTCACTTTACACGCAGTACAACAAGAAAGACTTGATGTATCGGTATGCGGAGGAAACTGGTTCGATGCCTCCCGATGGTATCCATGATGAGTATTCTATCGAGCCAAAGGGCGGATTAGACTTTATCAACCGCCAGTTTGCGTTGCAGAAGTCAGTCTCGCGGATGCAGATGTTCCAAAACAATCCTTTCATCAACCAGGGAGAACTGGTTAAATCAGTCCTTGAACAAGACGATCCATCGTTGGTCCGTAGGCTCTACCAAGATCCTAACGCTGCCTCTGGGGATCAAGCTGAAGATCAAGCGACTGAAATTGCGACCATGCTCACCACAGGCTTCCCTGTCGCTATCAAGCCTTCGGACGATCACAAGGCGCATATATCCGTTCTCTTCGCGTTTAACCAAGCTGCACAACAGCGGCAACAGCAGGTCGATCAGAGCGCAATGCAAGTTCTGATGGCACACTTACAACAGCATTTAGCAGCGTTGGAGAAGATTGATCCCAACACATCCCGCGCAATTCAGAAACAGCTTCGAGATGCAGGCAAGGCTCAAGTGCAACAACAGGGGCAACAACTGCCACCTGAAGCGATGCAAGGCCAAGCACCAGCACCGATGCCTGCTTGAAAGTACCAGTAATGCGAGATGCCTTCCAAGCGGAAGGCTTAACAAAGCTGTGCGAGTGGGCGAATGAGGCGGGTGCTACTAATAAGGCGGTTGAGATTGGGTCTTACAGCGGGGAAGGTACAGTGGTTATTGCTAAACATTTCAAGGAGGTTATGGCGGTTGATCCTTGGATGAATGGGTATGACATCAACGATGTGGCGAGCCAGCAATGCCCGATGAAGTTTGTCTTCGAGGCTTTCAAAGAACGCACCACTCCACTTAGCAATGTTTTGCATAATAGAAGTAAAAGCCTAGATGCCTTGCAGTTCTTTAGGGATGACGAGCTAGACTTTATCTACATAGACGGAGATCATCGCTACGAAGGCGTGCTTGCAGACTTGATTAACTGGAAGCCTAAACTTAGGGCTGGCGGGATAATGGCTGGGCATGATTGGAGCTTTAAGACAGTACAAAAGGCTTTAGTCGAGGTATTTAAGGATAAGGAAGCAGTTCTATTTCAAGGGGATTCATGGGGTATAAAGCTATGAGAAAACTAAAAGCAGCACTAGCATTCATACGCGACCAAGAATGGATTAACGAACCTAAGTGGGTTGACGAGGACGAGAAGGCGTGGACAGGCTTTCTATCCACACCTACTGGCAAGAAGCTTAGTCTTATACTTTTGAACCTAACCCTGCGCCAAAACGCATCCGCTGTAATGAAGAAGCATGATGTACTTGCGGATGCGTGTGGTTATGCTAAAGGATTCAGAGGGTGTGTTGCGACCTTAGAATCGCTCGCATCTCAAAAACTTAACTCCGCCGTCTCAGGCTATGGGGACGGATCGGATGAACCAGTAGCCGAATAACCTTGAGGTAGATTGACTCCCTACCCACAAGCGTAAGAAAGGGTCAAATGGCAGATTCAACGGAAGTTACTGAACTGGATATGTTGAAACTAGCGGCAGCAGCCGATGCAGGATTGGAAACAATCCCAAAGGATGAGCCGAAAGTAGAAGCAGAAACAGAGGTCGCTTCAAGCGGAGATACCGAGCAGAAACCCGCGCCTGCTGGAGAAGCCGAAACAAATAAACGTGGAGCCTCGGATGAGGTTCCAGCCTCTAAGGAGAAATCCGAAGAAGCAAGTTCTTTAACAGAGCAACCTTCAGAAAACAACTCGGAATCGGCTTCCGAACAAAAGAAGCCTACCCGATATGAGAAGGCAAAGAGCAGACTCGAAAAAGAGTGGGATGATGTTAGAGAGGAAAAAGCAAGACTCAAAGCAGAGCGTGAATCAATCGAACAGGCCAAAGCCCAACGAGAGACTTCGCAATCTGGTTCTGAGGTGCAGAAAACTGGAAACCGCCGCTTTAGTGCGGAGGATTACAGGGAAGCGGCAAAAAGCTATCGTGACGAAGGCCGTGATGATCTTGCAAAACTCGCAGAACAAAAGTCCGCTGAAATCGAATTTGAAGATCGCAAAGAGTTTGAGCAGAAAACTCAAGTTGAATTAAAATCAGCTTGGGATAAAAACCTACTTGAAGAAGTAGATTCTAACCCAGACCTTAAAGATTCTAAAAGCCAACTCTACAAAGCAGTATCTGAGATGCTTCAAAACCACGCCATCCTCCGCAACTACCCAGCGGGGATTAAGGACGCGGTTGGCATCGCAAAGGTAAAGCTTCAGGCGGAGACCGCTTCCGAGTTGAAGAAGAAGGTTGCAGAGTATGAGTCAGAATTGGCTCAACTCAGAAAAGCGACTACACCTGGTTCTGGACAACCAACTGGTCCAGCCAAGACTAAAGCTTTTCACGAACTCTCGCTCGATGAGCAAGAACGTGAATTGATGAAGATGGCTGGCGAAGTTGACAGAAACAGTTAGTCACAACAACAAAGGTAATTAAATTATATGGTAACTACTGGTTCAGTTAGCGCACAGTTCCAGACGTACTTCTCGAAGGCGTTATTGGAACGTGCAATCCCATTGCTTCAGATGGAGCAATTCGCAATGAAATCCCCCTACCCAACGAAAACGGGTGGCAACAAAACGATTCGGTTCTTCCGCTTCGGCGATCCCAGCATCACTGCGATCTCCAATCTGTCGGAAGGAACAACTCCTGCCTCTGGTGACGAACGTGATCTCACGTTGTCCTCGGTGGAAGCCACGCTTGTTCAGTACGGCAGCAAGATCATCCTCACCGATGTTTTGCTTGCAACCGAACTGTTCTCGCACTTGGCACAGGCCACTAAACAATTGGGCGAAGATGCAGCGTTGCACGCCGATACTCTTTGCCATCGCGCATTGGTGCAGGATTCCTCGACCAGCACTGGTACTGGTGTAGCCACCAAATCGTATAACCGCTATGCTCAGAACAGCACTAACGGCACGACTTGGGCTACTGGTTCAGTTGCTAACAGCGCAATGACCGCCACCGACTTGCTCGATGGTGCGACTTCGTTGTTCATCGCTCGCGCACCTAAGATCAAAGACGGCTACGCTCTCGTAGCGCATCCAGCCGTTCTTCGTGATTTGATGCAGGACGATGATTGGTTGAAGGTGTCCAGCTATCAGAACGCCGATGCCATCTATAAAGGTGAAATCGGAAAACTGTTTGGCGTGGCCTGCGTTTCGTCAACAAACGTCCAGACCTTTAACACGTCTGCATCTGGTATTGCTGAAAACAGCGTGGGAACAACTGGTGTTAACACTGGTTATGCCAACGTCCTCCTCGGTGGTGGTGCGTTTGGTGTTCCTAACTTGTCTGGCATCGCAGCTTCTGGCTCGCCCTTTTCCCCGAAGGTGTCGATCCTTGATGCGGCTGACAAAAGCGACCCCTATAACCAAAAAATTATTGCGTCCTTTAAGACGTTCTATGCGGCCAAGCAACTCGATCCTCGGTTCTTCCGAGTCATCGTTGCGAAGTCTAACTATAGCTGATAATTAAATGGGAACCCTAGTAATCGCTATGGGACCTAGGAAAGCTGGGGAGGGTCAAACCTCCCCAGCCTCTTCCTCATCTGAAAAACCAATGGAAAAAATGACAAAATCTGGAATGGTAATGCTACCTGTCTCCAAGTTCGAGATGAACGATGGTGGCGAGAATGTTGCCCCAGAGGTTGGCGATTCTGTTGAGCTTTCTGGGACGATTGACATGATCAAGAATGGCGTGGCACACGTTATGGTAGAACACGCCGTTGGTGAGAATGCTCCTAAGGACAAGTCGGAAGATATGTCTGAAGGTGAAAACTCAATGTCCGAAGAAGAAAAGATGATGAAGATGGCCGAGGAATCTGATAAGGAAAACTATAGCTAATGCCTATTTACGAGTACGAGGACACCAGAAATGGAAAAGTTGTCGAACTCGAAAAGACAGTAGCCGAAAGGGATTCAGTCCCTCGTTACCTTAAAAGATTCACAGTACCTAGAAAATTGACCCTAGTGGGTGTTGGCGAACCCCTCGACAACCCGCTGGGAGTTAATGAAACAAATTTGATGAAGGGGTACTACCGCCAGGAACAAAAGCTTGGCAGTAGATTCAAAAGCAAGTACACGCCAGATAGTATCAAACGTGCTACCTTAAGGAGAAAATAATATGGCTACTGAGTTTATGCGGAATACTCGCAAGGCTAAAAACAAAGCCTTGCGATTTGATGCCCAGGGTTTCACAAATGTGTTTGAGATTACGGCAAGTTCCAGTGGTGGCACAGTTAATACTGTTGCAACAGCCCCTGCGTCCTTGAATGTGACTCTTAACGGCACTTCGTACAGAATTGCCCTTCACACCTAATGCGACTCTTATCTCGCCTTACGCTTGGTAACAGCGGGACAATTATTGCATCGTCAGCTTCCACTAATACTGGAAGCTACGATGCCGTAACTGCCCTAACGCTTTCTACTGCAACTCTTGTCATTAGTGGTGCGACTACCGCTGCAACCTTTACCGCTGGAGTTACTGTCTATGGAGACATTGACCAAGTAGCGTTAACTGGTGGCGCAATGGCAATCTACGCTCGCAAGGATTAAGGTCTTAACATGGGCCGTCAGTGGAATAAGATCATTGATGATCTTGAGGCAATCTCAAGTGGCACTTCTGTAATCAATGTTAACCTAGGTGACATCGAAGCGTTACTAACCACGCTCCAGGCGGATGTTGCCGATGGCATTCCTGTAACAGCAGTAAGTGCAATATACGATGGAGACGGAACTATCTTTGGAGTAGATCGTAATTTTCCAGTAGATGGAACAGTCACGGCAAATCCAGCTAGAGCCACAACTGGCGGAACAGGTCCGACTACATTTACAAGCACTAGCTATGGAACGATTGCAGTAGCAGACTCGACTAGACTTGGTTGCCAAATGTTTAACGAAGGCGCAGGCAATCTGCACGTTACACTAGGCACAGCCACAACCAGCACCTCGTCTTATACAGTTCGCCTTGCCTCTGGTGACTACTTTGAAGTACCATCCAACTACACTGGCTTGATAGGTGGCATCTTTGCGACCGCTGGCACGGCGCGTGTGACTACAGTTAGTTAAGGATTAGGCGATGGCACTTTTTCGTTCCACTCCGCAAATCTTCACTCTTTACGACACAACACTTACGCAGGCCGTTTCAACTACCTTTGTTGCAAGCACCAAATTAATAACTCTTCCAGCTGGAACCTACCAATATGAAGGATGGGTGGGCGGCGATACTGCCTCAACCACAGGCGGAGTATCCTTGCAACTTTCTACAACGCTTTCTGGCTCTGGTTGTTTTATAATAAGAGTAAGCCGTGGTAACGGATATTTTTCATTAACCACAGACCAAGGAGCATCACGCAGGTCAGATTCAAACGCTCAGCTACACGCAAGCGTAAATATGGATGGCGGTGCAACCGCTAAGAATGTTTCTGGTTGGATCAATGGAACTCTAATTTTAACAAGCGCACAAACCTTTGGACTTCAAGTTGCTCAAAGAACAACAACGGACGCAGTTAACGCCGCGATCATGTCGAATGGCTGTTACATAAAGTACATAAAAATAGCCTAATGCCCCTCCTCCTCCTTGCCCTATTTCTCTGCTCATGTTCTCCCAAACAGCAACATAACCAAGAAACGCATACCATATATCCAAATACGGCAACTATGCAGGCCGCCGAAGATGCAGGCCGTACCCCCGATACTAGCCCTGCACAACCAGAATCAAAGGGGGTTAAATGAAGTCTTCTAATTTGCAAAAGAAGTCGAAACTCCTTGCCACGCATATAGTAAAACTCCGTTTGCTCAACACGACTAAGCCATCGTGCAAAGAAAATACGCCAAACTTGAATAACCACTTTTTTTATTAAACATGAAAACCATAGGCATCTGGCTGATCAATTTGAGTTTGCGTTTAGTGATGACGCGAGCCGAGTACACTTGCTTCAAGGAGGCTTTAAAGTTTGCGGCAGAGAACAACAACATGGTCAAGGAGACAAAGTATGTAGGCAAGGTGAAGCACCTTCTATCGGTCAACCGATCCATCAAACGGATTGTGGACGATGGACGCAATCGGGACGAAGTGACGGATGCGGTTGTCCATCTTGCAGTTGCACTAAGATACCTGGAGGGTAAGGGTCGTGAGTCTTGATGAGGTTGCGGATCTTAGGGATAGGGTCGCCAACGTATCAGAGCGATTGGCCAGGATGGAAGAACGTCAGATGACGTTGTACTCCATGATCGAACGCTCACTTGCTTTTCATGGTGATACTGCTAATAGATTGAGTGCGCTGGAAACCTTAAAGACTAAGGTTTTGGCTGTAGCTGGAGTCGTTGGGCTGGCCTGCTCAATGGCGTGGGATGTTTTAAAAAACCGCTTCAATTGATAGGGAGATAATACAATGGCTTCATTTACCGCAGGAACAACTTTTGTTGACGGAGTAGCTAATAACGTAACGGCTGCCAAGCTTGGTGCGCTCGTTACCAATGCCACCCCAACCTCTGGTCTTATCCAAGATCGCACTGCTGAAACAGTTGTAGCTACAAACGATACCTTCCTAATTGGCGATGCTTCTGATTCAAATACGTTAAAGCGCATGACAGTAGCCAACGTGATGAAGGCCGAGCTTACTGGAACGATCAATACAACGGCTGGAACAATTACTACGCTTAACAGTACTACTGGAACTATTACTGGACTTAACAGTACTACTGGTACAGTGGCTACGCTCAACAGTACTACTGGAACGATTACTGGACTTAACAGTACTACTGGTACAGTGGCTACGCTCAACAGTACTACTGGAACGATTACTGGACTTAACAGTACTACTGGTACAGTGGCTACGCTCAACAGTACTACTGGAACTATTACTGGACTTAACAGTACTACTGGTACAGTGGCTACGCTTAACAGTACTACTGGAACTATTACTACTGGAGTTATCCCAACCCTCACATCTATAACCAAGATTACAAGTGGAACAGGAACGGCAGCCGCCCCAGCCATCTCCCCTACTGGCGATACCAACACGGGCATATTCTTCCCCGCTGCTGACACCATTGCGTTTTCTGAAGGTGGGACTGAGGGAATGCGCATTGATGCGAGTGGAAATGTTGGTATTGGCGAAACATCTCCATCATTTACGCAAGGAGGTGGTTTGCATATCAAAAACTCAGATAGAGCAAATCTAAAACTCCAAGACTCCCCATCAAATGTTTTAACAGAAATAAGCGTAGCTGATAATTCTGTAAGCTCAAACTTTATTGTAGATGTTGACCCAACTAACATAGGCAGTGGTGGATGCCCTTTGATAATAAGAACAGGTGGTGGAACAGAACGCCTCCGAATTAATTCGAGTGGCAATGTCTCAATTGGAACAGCAACAGCCCTATCAAAACTTCACGTTCATGGTGATTTGACAATGAGCAATGCGACTACAGCAGTGACAGCGTCAACAAGCACAATCACACCTCCAGCAACAGTAGCTGGCTACCTAACAGTTTCAATCAACGGAACCAGCAGAAAGATTGCATATTACGCAACATGAAAACACTTATATCAAACACAGATCAAGAAGTTGTTTATCAGTTTACTTGGGAAAGTGATTCCAAGCTTACAAATTACATTAAAACCGAATCCGACCCACAGCCAGATTACGATGCAATCTCAACTGAAGATTACAACAGATGGCTTGTTTGGCTTGGCGTTGAGCAGGCTTAACTAAATGACCCTAACCGAAATCGCTCAGTACGCAGGCGAGAAGGTTGGCAAGACCGACTCGGACACGATTACTTTCTTGCAAAAGGCCGCAAGCCTGGCCTACAGGCGTGTATGGGACTTTGCGCCTTGGCGCGAGACTGTAACCAACTCAACCTATTCTGTTGGCACAAGCCGTACAATCACGCTTGGCACTAATGTAGAAACTCCTCTTTCAGTTGCCTACAATGATTCCGAGGTTGACCCGATTGATCTAGCCACAATCATCAGCCAAGACCCAAGCTTGCTTGACGATGCTCGCACTGGAGATCCATCTACCTACCACTTCACAGGCCGAAATACTGGCGGGGTTGCAGAGTTAAACCTTTATCCAAGGATGGCTACATCTGGCACAATACCACTTCGCGTAATTGAAAAACTCAAATGCCTTACTCGCGCTAATTATATTGTCGATTTTCCTCCATCAGACGATGCGTTGACTGACGAGCTTCGCCTTCCCCATGTCCATCATCTTGTCTTAGCCTTGACTCATTCTGATGCGCTAGAGCGTGAGAGGCAGTACACCAAGGCGCAAGTAATCACTCAATCTGCAAACTCAGACTTGTCTGCTATGGCGAACTACGAGTTGAGCCAAGTTGGAGGCATTAAACAGATCACGCCACAAAGCTTAGGTGAATTAACAATAGAAGAAATGTTCTCGGCTTAAAAGTAGGCTTTATGCCTTTATACATAGATACAACAGACGATGTGTTGGCCATAGCTGGATCGCCCAGCTTTGAGGGTGGGCAGGCTTCAGGGATCTCCCCAAGTTCAATTGGGAATAATCAAGCAAGCGAAATTTACAATATGACGATCTCTCCCTCTGGTCACTTACAGACCAGGCAGGGAATTGAGACTGTTTCTACAAATGTTTCAAGCGGGTCAGCAATTCAAGGTATGCACTATTTTGATACTTCCGACATTGAACGAATTGTTGTGGCTTGCAATGGCAGGCTATTTAACTCAACTAGTGCAACTAGCTTTGGAACGACTGCTGGAACTGTAACAAGCGGAGCGGTTGATGTTAATTTCTCTCAGTTCAATAACAGGCTTTATTATACAGATGGAGCAAGCAATTTATCCTTTACGGATGGAACAAGTTATTACAGGCAAGGTACAAGCGTTCTTTCAATTACAGTATCAACCCAGGGGTTGGGTTATACTGGATCAACTGCTGCGGTTACAATTGCCGCACCAAGCCTAGCCTACGGAACAACAGCCAGTGCGGTTGCCACAGTAACAAGCGGAACTGTTTCTGGGGTTGTTGTCACAAATGCTGGATCTGGTTATACGTCCGCGCCTGCGGTGACAATAGCTGCTCCACCAGCAGGAGGTGGTCATTTTACGGCAACAGCAACTGCAAGCGTTTCAAACCTTGCCCCCGCTGGCTTACGTCTTGTTCGTCAATTTACAAACCGCTTATTTGCGGTTGGGACAGGCGTATATCGCAACACGCTTTACGCATCTGATTTATTGGATTCAGAGGTGTGGAAATCAACCAACAGCATTATTGTTGGTGGTGATGATGGTGAAGATATTACTGCAATTCAACCCTTCTTTGATTATGAGCTTATAGTTTTCAAGCCAAACAAGATTTATCTTGTAACACTTGATCCTGCCGCAATAACGGCTGCGGGATGGGTGGTAAGGCTAATCAACGACAAGATTGGATGTCAGGCATCTGCAACTGCTATTTTTACAAGTAAGGATGTGTTCTTTCTTTCCAATGATGGGATACGGAGCGTGGTAAGGTCAATTGCTGACGATTTTTATTCAGTAGGTCCAACCCTTACGGAACCAGTAAAGAATGTTATTGCAAGAATAAACAGAAGTTATATATCAGTTTCAAACGCTGCATTCCATAATAACAGGTATTACCTTGCCCTTCCTCTGGATAACTCAACAACTTGTAATTATATGCTTGTATATAATACGTTGTTCAATTCGTTTGAGGGATTGTGGACTATATCTGCAAGCGCAATGGTTAAGACAAACTTCTCTGGTGGTTACTCAACAAACTGCGTGAAACTTGCGATTGGCAGTCCAACAAGTCAAGTTGGTCATCTTTATGACTATCTTGATCCAGACTTACAGGGAGATGGTGATACAGAATTTAAGGACTACGGAACATCCTACACGTCCTATGTCGTAACCAAGGCATACGATTTTGACGATAAGATTGCAAAGAAGTATGGATCACACTATGAGATGGAGTATTATTACTCTACGGCTACTGGCTGTACGATTGGGATGAAGCGAGAGACAGATTCCCAATATGTTACAATTGGAAGCGATGTTGACACATCTACGCCTGGGGGATTGACCCTGCCATTCACGCTTCCAGCCACACTTTCGGCTCAAACCTACAACTTTAGGGCGGATAGTTTGAGGTCTTACCAGAAGTGGCGAAATATGAAATTTAAGATGGAGGCTCCAGGTAGGAAACTTTCTATTAAGCAAATTATGCTTGCCGCAAACCCAGACACCATTGAGGTGCAAAAGATTATATGACGGCTATGGAATACGTTGAGCTATCTGGCGTGCCAGAATCTCGATGGCCTATCTTTAGGGAGTGGTTTAGCTGGTACAACCAGCGTGGCATGGTTGGGGTTGCCAAGGACGGCGAGGAAATAGTAGGGGTAGCGGTGGCCAGGGTAATTAACGCCTCAGAAGAACCTACCCATTACCTACATAGACCTAATGGAGATACTGCCTTTGTCGACTTGACTGTTACCTCTACCGATGGTAGAAGTACTGCTCGTAGCCGAAGGGCTATGCAATGCCTGCTGACTATCCTATTGGATAGGTTTGGCCCCCGCAGGAGCCTAATCTTCAACCGCAACGGAGTTAAGAAAAGGTACGACTATATGAAATTTATGAAAAAGGCTATGGCTTAATATGGGTGGTTCTCCATCTATTCCTTCACCGCCTCCACCGCCCGATCCAGCAGCGGTAGCGCAAGCTAATGCTGATGCTTATAGGATGAATGTTGATACCTATTTGGAGAAATCACCAGAGATGGCTGCGATGGAGAATAAGCTTCGCGTCAAGTATATGCCACAGCAACGCTCACTAGAGCGTCAATTATCGGCCTTAGACCAGCAATCGGCAACCTTAGCTGCCTTACAGAATGAACGGCAACTTGGCCCCCAGCGTACTATGGAAGGGTTGCGCAGGTCTTACGAACAAAGCCCCCAAGCGTATGCCCTTAATCGTGGGCTAGGCACACAGATGACTCGCCAGTTTGAACGTCTTTACGGAGAAAGTCCCTACGCCTCGGTTGAACCTGGCGTGGCTTTTGCACCTCGGCAGGCTCCTATTGATGTTTACGGAAATGTTCCTCCGAATATTTCGAATCCTTCATTGAGGTAATTTATGGCTGATTATTATGTTGTCTATAAAGATAAATCCGTTAAACTAGACGAATCTGGGGGTTGGCAACAAAAAGTAGATACTCAAAACAGTCAAGTCCGAAAACTTGGTATTACTGGAGTTAACTTTGCGAGTCCTTCGTGGGCAAGTCAGATAGAAAGTTCTGGAGGGCAAAACTTTAGCAATAAAAATGAAGCAGATGAAGCTGTAAAAAAATACCAAGACAATCAAGCAGCAATAGCTGCTGAAGAAAAAAGACAAACAGAGCTTGATTTAGTTACCTCAAATATTAAGAAATTAGGTTCTGGTGAACAATATGCTGGTGGCACGCCAACTTTCAACGAAAAAACTGGCACTTACGACGCAGTTTCTGGCGGCATACAGCAGTTGGCTGGAGCGAGAACAGATCCAGCACTTCTAGCTCTTTCGGCTGAACGCAATTATGGTGCTTCACCATTTGCGGCTAAAGTTAATTTCCAAGTTTCCGATGATCAGATATTAAATGATTACAACACAGCTAAGGTAGATCGCTACAAGAGGGTTGTTGATCTTGGCAACACTCAAGCAGTTGGCATCCAAGAAAGGCTGACAGCAGCGCAAAAACTTCTTGATACTCTGCCAGCCAATAGCGCACAGAGGACTGCCAGCGATGTTTATGTGGATGGGTTAAAGAAAGACTTAGCCAGCGTGCGTAGCGCAGTTTCAGATGCAACAAGTCAGATTGGTAGCTTCAAACCCCTCGCTGTTGGTTCAACTGATGCGGCAAAAGAAATCACTTCGTTCCGATCCTTCTTGCAATTACCAGAGGAACGCGCCACCCAACAACTACGCCAGATTGATCCTGAGTCTTACGATACTTCCGTCCAGTTGGGCAGGCAGTATAGAGAACTTACGGGGCAACCTATCGGTCAAACTCAGAACGCACAGACAGAGGCGTATAGGGCGCAGTTAGAAGGGGGTTATAGGGATTATTCCACGTCTCCTATTGGTGCAACTCGGAACGCACAAACAGAGGCGTACAGGGCGCAGTTAGAAGGGGGTTATAGGGATTACTCAACATCAAGAATTGGTGCGACTCAAGACGCACAAACAGAAGCGTATAGGGCGCAAGCACAAAAAGAAATTCAAGGTTACTCATTGGGCAAAATTGGCAAAACTCAAGACGCACAAACAGAAGCGTATAGGGC